CCAATCCCACGCCCCACTGGATGCAGAATTTGACCAGCAGCTAGACCAGCAAGTGCTCCACTAAAAGATCCAATGCCACCAGCCACTTCAGGAGAACGTATGCCGCTGCCCTTATCATTCAGTGCTGCAAGCAGCATCAGTTCTTGCTCAGTCATCTAACTAATGCAGTATTACTTATAGTTTATCAAGCAATAAAAATCAGATCTTCTGCGATCAATTGTTCCCAATTAACACGAGGAATGTTTTCTAGTTGCTTGAGATTACTAAAGCGTTCTCCCGACAGTGAGCAGCGCAGTTCGACAATCCTCTTTGCAGTTGCGTAGCCAACACCAGGCAGTCGTTTTGCAATGAGTTCAGGCGGTGCTGTATTGAGGTTCAGACGAGTGTCGTTCAAAGGAACCACACGATCTGGTGCTTTCTCTTCTTCGTCCTTCTTTATTTGAGGAGCTTCCACTTTTGCGAGGCGACCTTTCTCGGTGTCGTAGGGAATAAGTGAATCAAGATCTACATACTTAATTGCACCGTCACCAGTACGGACCATTGCAAACTCGCCGTCGTGCTTTGAAATAAATTCGACAAGTGCTCCAGTCTTCTCGTCTTGGAAAAGATTACTAGACATTAGGGTATTTCGTCTTCTTACTTATTATAAGCCACAAAAAAAGCACCCCCGAAGGAGTGCCTTTCTTGAAAGATTTGCTATATCAGGAACCCTGACCAGCTTCAATCTTGTAACCGAGATGAACATCTTCACCATCAGGTGCGGGAGCATCCAGGAAGTAGCAGACCTCAACGATCACAGCAGCGCTGTCACCAGGATCGGCAACCTCAAGGTCGTGAGATGCAGTAGCAGTCACAGCAGTGGCAGAGCCAAGGCCGGAGATCTGTACGGAAGGATCGTAAGCAGATGCTGCACCATCAGGGAACGCACCACCGCTGGCGGTAAGGGTCACACCACCGGAGATACCGGTAGCTTGAACAGTACCGGTTGCGTTAACAGAAGTAAGGTTCTTCGTGTTTACTGCAGTGCGGTAGATCTTGGCACCAGCAGGGATGCTGAGTGCTTTGTCGAGACGAGGCTTATCGTCGCCGCGCTGATCAGGTGAAGGGACAACTAGGGGCAGGGCTCCAGCAGAGACCGTGCCGTTAGCGACATAAACACCGATTACGCGGTAGAACTCGACACCAGGAAGTGCTTCAACGCCTTGAGCCTTGTAAGCATTCAGATGAGTAACGTAGTTACCAGGAAAAATGACGGACATTGTTAATTACCTCAATATACGAAAGAGTAACCAACAGTGATGAAGTCCTTATTCAGAACTTCAAATCCGGCGAACAGGGACCAGATCATGATGATGAAACGGCTGAAGTCGTCGTTGTTGTTCAACAAGATCTGAGCGTTGTTACCACCGATGCCCACACCAACGGCCTGAGGGCCGAAGAAGATCAGCTGGCTTGCTGCGTAATCAGCAGCAGAAGCATCAGAGTCAGCAACCACAAGGTTGTAGTTGGTCTCAGGGAGGTTGGTGGACTCGAACCAACGGACGCCCTCGAAGAGGAAGCCGGAAGGCATAACAGGTTGTCCAGCAACAAAACCAGCTTGACCGTAAGCAGGACCCATGCCTTGGTAGAAGTTGGCGTTGGGGGCTTCAGCAGGGGACATGGGGTTGATCATGCCGCTGCCGGGGTAACGCGCGATTTCACGGAAATCGCTGTTCTGGCGCAGATGCATCATCGCTGTCGGATCGACGATGCAGCGGTAGTAACCATCAGAGAAGGTAGGAACATTGCGCTTACGCATGTCCTTGACCACCTCAAGCAGGTCGGTGGTGACATCAAACTTGGCTGATTCGCCAGTTCCGTAGGTCACACCCAGGGTTCCACCAGAACCACCTTTGGCTTTACCACCAGGGAGGTAGTAGCCACCTTGATCCTTAGAAGCAGCACCGTTGGCTTCGGCCTTCAGCAGTTCGTTTGCAAAGACACGATCACGCCAGCGACGGTAGTCATCAAGCAACGTGAGGGATCCAATCGACTGGTGGAAGACGTTCAGGTTGCCGGTGTCAAGGAGAAGACGCTGAGCAGTGATCAGGGTCTCACGTGCCACCTTGAAGGTAGAGGGTTGAGCAGAATCGCGGGTATCAGCAGGTCCGGTGTACTCACGCAGAGTTACCAGAACCTTGTCCTTAACGATGTTGCGTGCGGAAGAGGTTCCAAGTGTTTGGTCGGCAGTACGCTCACGAGACTCCTTGGTGCCAGGCTTACCCCAGAAGCGATAGCGGTCGAGCTGAACAGTCTGACCGGGTTGCTTGCTGAAGTCATGTACCACCACAGGTTCCACAGCCATCTCAATGATGTAGGCCGGGTGCGGACGGTAAAGTTCTGCACCAAGAAGTTTCGGAAAATCATTATCAATCCACATGGGATAATAACTCCAAAACTAAAGGTTTTATTGCGACGTTAGTGTCACATACATCAACTATATATGTGTTTACGGTAATATATAAGATATACCTTAAAATGTTAGGGCAATGGAATTTATAGATAGTAATGAGTGGGTACCTATACATTCCCTGCCTGGATTTGAATGCTGTATTGAATACTATGTCAGCAAAACAGGTTTAGTGAAGTCTACTAAAGGTGTGGTTGAGCGTGTGCTTAAACCAAAGACAAGTAAACGTGGATATTTATCTGTCAACCTAACTCAACGTATAGGACGTAAATCTACAATCTCTGTTTATATTCATAAGCTTGTAGCGTTAGCTTTTTTGCCATCTGCACCTACTCCTTATGGACGTAAAAAGGGGTGTAGTGGTATTACCCATATCGATGGTGACCGCTCTAACTGTTCAGTAGATAATCTAAAATGGTCAACTCGAAATCATCTACAATAGAAATACTGCTTCAATATATAAACCTATCATGGCTGACAGACTTACCCTCAGAGGTTATAAAGTAGTTACCGGACAGACAGGATCTGACCTTACTTGGATTCAGCCAATGAAAGGAGGTGACTTCCATATGTTCCCTCGTTGGTGGGATAAGAAAAATACTGTTCAGTATGTGCCCGTAACTATCTTTAGACTCTCTCGTGTGGCTGGTGATCTTGATATTGTAATTCCTACTTCGACTAAATCACAACTGGAAATCATGTGGGATGACGTAACTGAGTCATTCAAGTTTCCAATCCATCGTGGTGTTGACCGTGTAGGAATATATGCAGCTAGTGATCCAAACCTTCTTCAGGAATATCAGTTCTCGCGTATTGCTGGTGGCTCCGTATTAAAGCGCTCATTGGCCAATCTGCCTGCACCTCTTCTTGGGACTGCTGTCATTGATGGGCCAAGTGCTGCAGAAGTAGGTATCTCGGAGCCTTACGCATTTGAGCTTGATGGAAATGCTCCAGATGCTGTCTACTCATGGACTACAACAGACAGCACGGCTACTCTTACCAATGCTGACACCGCCAATGTATCAGTTGTATTTGGTACTGCTGGCTCGTTTGACGTGACTTGCACCGTTACTTCTGTATTGTCCAGCGACTCTCCAGTTTCTGATACTAAATCAGTAACTTGCTCCTAACCTTGTGAGCACAAGATCTCGTTCTCTTGCAGTCAAATCAAGCAGAGACACATACCTTTGACCTAACGTCAAGTTTACGTTGTAAGCAAGACGTCTGGTCTTTCTTGCATGAATACCTACAAAGAAACAACCATTCGGTGATACAAAAGCTTGGTCAGAAGCAATGGGTACACGATCCTCGCTATACAGTCTGACATCTACATGACTATCTATAAAAGTATTGCCTGTTCCTGTATTTTCTAAATCAATACTAATTACAGGCTCATAGTACTTTGCAACGGGTGATACTAACTTAGCTGGTGCATAGTCATTTGTGTTTATCAAATCTAGAGTGTCATTCAAAGCAAGCCCTGTGTATGGGCTTGTTTCTGCTTGAGGCAGCACTAAGAATGGAAAGTATCCGTCAATGTCTGCATCCTCATTGACAGCCATATCCAAAATATTCAAATCGACTTTTACAAAAGCATTCTCAACACCAAAAAGCCCAACTTCACCAGTCAGAGTCAGGCTTGAAGGAGCGACGGTTACACGACGCTGGTTTGCATTAGCAACTGTGTTTCCGCTTGCGTAGTTGATCGACTTGTTAGCCGCTACGTTTCTACTATTAGTGTTATCGCTACCACCATAAGTATTGCGGATGCGTTGAACAGCGTTAGTAACATCCCGAGTCATATTTACCCATCCTAGGTGGTATCTTTATTGTAAACTACCTAGTACTAGCAGAACAAAAGCTAGGATTGTCCAGAGGCCCAATCCTATGTATGTCATCCATACCCAAGTTGGGATCATCAAAGATACTCTGCAATCTGACTTCCGTTCTCACGCAGAGTGCGCAGTGCTTTGTGCTCTAATGTGCGTACCCGATCACGGCTCATGTTGAGCACTTGACCAATTGCTGTCATTGACAGAGGTTCAAGAATGTCATCACCAATTCCGTAACGCATACTGATCACTTCCGCCTGGAGGCGAGGAAGGATACTTATCTCTTTACGAATATCTTCTTTAATGCAAGCACTCTCTAAATTGATGTCTGGAGTTTGATCTTCATCTTCCAGCATGTCCACTAGAGCAGTGTCATGATTCTCACCAATTTTTATCTCTAGCGATGTTGGCTGTCGAGCCTTACACATCAAGTCCTTAACTTCATCTTGGCTCATGCCTAGTTCTTCTGCTAACTCAGCAACCGTTGGCAGATGGCCGTTTAGCTGGCTCAATTCACGCTGGGCTTTCTTAAGTTTGTTGAGGTTCTCAGTAACATGGATCGGTAGACGTATGGCTCTACTCTTCTCCGCGATAGCACGAGTGATCCCCTGCCTAATCCACCAGTAAGCGTAGGTAGAAAACTTATAGCCACGACCAGGGTCAAACTTTTCAACGCCACGAATCAATCCAATTGTTCCCTCTTGAATGATATCCAAAAGCTCCATATTCCTTTTGGTGTATTTTTTGGCAACGCTGACAACCAGACGCAGGTTTGCAGTCACCATCTTGTCTTTTGCTCTAGCACCATCACGCAGCTCCCTCAATACTTGACGCAAAGGTACATTCAGTGCTTCAGCTAATTGCTGGTTATCCAGCTTTAGCTCTTTCTTCATTTCGTTCAGTTCAATCAATCGTTGAACCTTACGACCAAGCAGAATCTCTTCATCGTGTGCAAGTAAAGGTATTCTGCCAATATCTTTTAAATACGCTCTTACAGGATCACTAGTAACTTTTTGTTGAGGCATATATTCTTTATGAGTATACTTAAGTCTATACCCTAAATATATTTTTGTCTAGCCTCTTAGCATTGCAAATCTAACACTTTTTCTGGGAGGTTCTTCTCTTCCTTCCATGCTTTCTACTGCCATTGCTTGAGCAGCATGCTCATTAAATCCTTTCGACTTGTAGTTATCTAAATACTCTTCGTACCGTTCAATTGAGCTATCAAAGTCTTCGCCATGCTGAACCATTTCAGCAGCCAAGTGATTGGCAGCTTGATCGTCTACGCCATCAGATGTTAGATGACGAAATATCGCCTGAAAAACCTCAGGCGTTACTTCATTTTCATCACCAGCAAATCTTTCGCAAGAGCAACCCACGGTTTTATATATTCACTAACAATATTGTAGTCAATTATTAGTTTTATCTCATTGATTGTCCCTTGCGGAGTCTCTGTGCAAATTCAGGTCCAGCAACAGGATCAGAAGTGGTTGCATGTAACTCACTGAGATACTTGCCTCCTGAAGGAGTTGCGTTCTCGATAATATTTGCCATCAAAGCATTAAGCCCAATCTGGATTTTGTTTGCCTTATCACTCATTGCTAAGGATGCATCACGCATCTGATCTTGCATACGAACTTGTTCAGCTGGCATCGCATCAATCATGTTCTGCTGAGCCTGCTGCATTTTGTAGTTTGCTTGAGCCATAGCCTGATGCTCAGCGCCTACTTTTGCTGACAACCCTCTGTCATGTGCGTTGGACAACCCTTGCCCTGAAGGCATCATTGCGCCATACCCACGCATTGTTTCGTTGTCATTCATCTCATGACGAGAAGGACCACCGGGACGTAATGAGTTCATGTTTCAACATCTAAGCGTTATTTATATTGTAGGGGATGTAATTACACCCCCTAGTTATCACTCGATCAGAGGTCTTGGATCAGAGCTTTGGTTTGGAAAGCAGCGCCAGGAGCTTGAGAGAGGTACTTCCAAGCATTCTCAGGGGAGCTGTCCATCAACTCGCTAAAGCCGTTCCAGAAGTTACGAGCTTCATTGCCAGCAGGCTGACCGGGTGTCGGCATATCCATTTGAGGACGCTGGAATGCGGCAGGCACTTGACGTTGCTCTTGAGCTTCAATCTCAGCTTCAAACTGAGCACGTGCAGCAAGGGCTTGGCTAGCAATGGCTTCTTCTTCTGTCTCGGTCGGATAAGGACCGTTCACACCGAAGAAGTCGTTGACGTAATCAGCAAGGATGTCTGGGTCAGTCAGCATGATGTTCATTGCTGCACGCTCTTCGCCAGCAGCGTTAAGCATCAGGTTCATTGCCTGACCAGTCTTGACTTGCTCGATCAGAGCATCTTCAACAGCACATGCATACTCGTTAAGCAGGGCAGGAGCTTCAGCACCGAAGTGCTCCAGCACTTCAAGGGTGGTATCAGATACCTGACTCAGGTACGAATCAACGGCGTTTTCTACGGCGGGTTGGGCCGCTTGGCTGTTGAGGTACTGGGACTGGGCCAGGGCCGCCAACTGGGCTTGCTCCGCCAGCACCTGGTCCGAATACGCCGGGGTTGAAGCTTGGGGACTGAATGTCGGGGCTGCCGAATACTGGGCTTGCAGCGGTTGCTGAATTGAACCCAAGGGTGCTTGGAAGCTGGCCTGAGGTGTCGGGGTCTGTAGATAAGCCGAGGACGGTGCCTGGGCTTGGGATTGGCTGGGCGTATTCAGACTTGCGCTCAAGGCCTGGAATGCTTCCTGCCATGGATTGCCCTGAGCTGCCGGGGCCGCCTGCTGTTGGTACACCGGAGCCGGAGCTGCTGGTGCTTGAGCCGTCGTCGGTGACGCCTGGTAGCTTTGTCCGACGTTCATCGCGGACGGGGCGACCGCGCTCGGAACGGAGCCTGTCGGCGTCGCTGAGCTTGTCGGGGCGGTTGTCGCTACTGCTTGGTTGATACCTTCCACTGTAACTTAACTCCTTACGTAAAAATTCGAGAGATCTGTATAGGAAACCTGTGATATCTAAGTTGGGATCTGATGCCAACGGTAGATTCGGTGTTTGAGGATGAGGCAATTGATATAGCTGACCCAATAATCCAATAAAAGATTGCAACGATTGTTGGGTTTGTTGAACCATTCGGAACGGATAACCAGAAAGCATCGCTGCTCTCTCTTCTTCCGTTTTTCCTGGGAAGAGGTACTTGAGTGCCTCAATCGAATCAACACCTAGTTCTTGAAGGTTTCTGACGACAATACTGTTATTTAGTATGTCTTGAGTGTCATCTTCAAAGACTTCGCCGGTCCACCGCCAAGAAACTTTGGTGTTTCCATCTGGGATTAAACCAACTACTCCTGGGGGAATGTCTCCTGCATCAAGTTTAGCACGGAACTGTTCATCTCTAGCTTGGATAAAATCTGCCTGAAGCAGCTGATATTCCTGTAGTGCCTGTTCATATGCTGGTTGATTGCCTTGATATTCTTCTTCTAATGGAATGATTGGTTTCTGTAATCCAATCTGTCGAGCAAACGATTCTTCAAACAGAAACTCCTCGTGCTGAATCATCATTGCAAACGCCTTGCATAGTCCAAACTCAAACATGGACTTTGCTTTCTTCTCTGCTGTAGCAGCAACCCTGCCGTACAGAGATTTAATTTCATAAGCAGTAGACGCAGTGTTGATGTCAATGTCGTCCACTCCACCTAAGGCAAGACGGATTTCACTGCGGTATTGCTTTACGTACAGATTCTGGTCACCACTCACAGCATCCGGCGTCATGTAGCTGACACGGTCTGTGGGCTCAAGGTTTGCAATAACCCGAGGCACCTTGATCTGCCCGTCAAGTGGGGACGGTCCACCGAAAGGTTGACCCGGTGCCTGCATTGGCTTGAATCCAGCAGCGGAGGAGATGGTTGGTCGAGAACCACCGTCATTACCACTCTCGACAATGTCGTGCTTCGGTCTGCTGGATACCAATGTCGGGTTGCCGAAGAACTTCATGTTCTTTCGGACGTTACGTACCAGCTCGTCATGGAACATGATCTGATGGCTAAGCCAATCAAACTCGCCACGTCCTGTTGTCTCACCCGTGCAGTCAAGGTGATTGAAGATTTCTACAGCAGGGATGAAACCAAGGCTATTAGTCAGAGTCTCTGTCTGTCCTGGCTTCTGCTGTGCGGCATAGCCTACGTTCTTATCGTCAAACTCAATCTTTTCATCAGATATTGTTTGCTCGATACGGTCTTTGTACACCGACAGTTTGATGTACTTCTTACGTCCACCACGTTGCGGTCCTGATTGACCGTACTGTGCTGGGGAAAGTGATCCACCAAAACCTTTTCCTTTGACACCAAAGCTATAGATCAGTACGACGTTATTGATTTCACTGTTTTGGTCTCTGTAACATCTATACCTATCTTTCGGAAAGTACAGCAGTTGATAGCTGTCACCTGATGGGCGGAAGTAAAACAATCCCTGGCCGTCGCACAAGAAATGATCGATGATGCTGTCAAGCTTCATCTCAAGCATGTTCTCGTCATAGACACGCTTCAAAAAATCACGACGCTTGCCGTAAGAGTCTTGTTCGCAGAAGAACTCAATACCTCTACGAAGAATGAACGTCCGCATCTGAGCTAGATGGGACGCCACAATCATTGTGTCCGTATTGGTATCACCGCGACGGGCTTTAGCAGATTCAAGAATTTCCTGAAACTGTGGATTAGTGCTACTCATATTTAACCCTCTTTCTCTCTACTCTAGCGTTATTAGATCTTGTATTTATCTGCAATCTTCTCAAAATCAGTATCGTATTTTTCAGGGTTAGCAGTCTGCGTCCAGTCAACTGGTTGCGTTGCTGCTAGGTCGCCCAAGGTATTTCCCTCAATAACTTTTGCTTTAGCCTCGTTGTACAAAGGCACCAATCTAGAGTTGTAGTCGAGATTGGCAACACGATCCCCAATTCCAAGTCTGTCTTCAGAAAGTTCGATTGCTTGCTGGGCTGTGGCGAATGGATTGAAGTTTGTGGTTTGCTTCTGATACAGATTCTCAAGCAATGCATTTGTTGCTAAAGCTCCGCCGTAGTTGGTGGCTGCAACGTCTCGACCACCAGCACCACCATTGATACCAGCTGAGTTGATTGTTACACCTTGATCAATAATGCCGGAATTGAAGTTTCCGAAGAACTTATTGTCATTACCAATAGTAGTTTTTAAAGTGTTGTCTGAAATGTTCGATCCTGATTGAGTAATCTTGTTATTGTTTCCACCACCCATTGTTCCACCGGCTCCGATCAAGTCAGCAACATCTTTAACAGGAAGATCTTTTAGTTCTTCTTCAACCTGCATTGGGGGTGCTGTGTTGATGACTGGCGTTTCATTATCCATTGGATCTGTAACGTCAGTCCGCGTTTCTGAACCTACTTTGGCGAGATGCTTATTAAGCAGCTTCTGTGCTCCGCTGCTGAGCGTATAGCCACGCTCTTTCATTAGATCATTTACTTCAGTGGCGCTAAAGCCTTTGCCGTCAGCACCATGATTTTTTGTTCCACCCAGTCTCTCAGCATCACCGAGCAGCATTGCCATCTCGATTTTACGGATGTCATTAGCAGGGCCGTTACCTTCGTTATTAAATCCTCGACTAATTTCGTCAGCATTAAAGTCTTGCAGACTATCAATTTGTTGAAAGTCACCCATACGGGCTTGAGCACCTGATCCAATACGTCCGCCAGCATCTTTATATTCGTTGTATTCAGAGAGCATCTGCTCTTCACTCATGCCAGCTGCAGCGGCACCTTTGACATCTTCTTTACCAATTTTGCCGGGGCTTCCTTTATAGAACTCCAGACGTTTCATAGTGTCTGTGCCAAGTTCGTATCCCTTTTCTTCTTCCTGGGGATTCTTCATTGCCATCGTATTTACTCGGAGAAGCTATCATCATTATATTCTAATTGTAACTGACCTCTTCTCAACAACCCTCCCATAGTAAGCACCATTGAATCTACGCAGTCATCGTGTGCTGTCTGTCCAAAGTTTAGTAGTTCATCTTCTAAAATATCCCACTTTCGCCATTTATTCCAGATTACTTTCTTGTGTTCATATAGTCCTAGTACACCACGTAGACGAGACAGCTTGTCTCCTTTGAAGCCCTTGACTGGACTGCAAGCAAGATTAAACAGTCCTCGTTGCTCAAACATCACTCGCTTAAAGTCCCCCTCAAACGAAGACTGATATGCAACGGCTTCAGGCCAGATCACACAGGATGAAGTGGTAGGGAAGTAGTTGCCATCTTCGTTTTCTAAAAGAATGTTCCAGTCAGCAAGCATCTCGCATAATGCATCCATCTTTTCAATGTTGCCCATGCTCTTGATACGACGCTGATCAATTAAATAGATCTTGCCTTTATCAATACCGCCCAAGGTGAATACTGTAAAGTCATTCCTCTCATTCAATCCTGCACTCAGGTCAATCCCTACGCCTATGCAGTCGAATGAGTCCGGTGTTTCGCCTTTGACGATTAGCTCCGGCGAAAGACCGACATCACCCGACTGGACAGCAGTGTTCAAATACTGATATGCAAATGCAATCCTA